TAAACCAAATATATTAAAATCAGATTTTTTTAAAAATCAAGAAGAATTTCAAACTATAGAAGATTTATCTAATGTAATTAAACCCATTATTACAGAACAAAGATGTAGATTAAATTACATACAAAATAAAATATTTTATACTTGGGAAAATTTTCAATTTATAATTAATTTTATTGAAAAAACATATATGGCTGACCCAATGAAAATGAATGATACTAATCCTGGTAATAAACGCACCAACTCGCAATCTAAAAATCGCTCTAAATCTTTATCTCCACAATCTCCTAATAAACAACATAAATCTAAAAAATATAGTCATAAAAATAATGATAATAATGATAATAATAATAATAATAATAAAAATAATGATAATAATGATAATAATAATAATGATAATAATAATAATGATAATAATAATCAAAATAGTAAAATAAATAGAGACCGTTCATTATCTCCTGTAAATAGACGATATAGTTTATTTGATTAAATTATTATTTTTATTTATAAAATTAATAATTTATATTTTTTATAATTTAAAAATACATATTATAAAGTAATACAATAAAAAGACTATATTATTTTTTATAATTTTATTATTAATAATAGATATTAAATATTAAAATGTATTCTCCATCATACCGTTATTCTGACAGACTAATTAATAAAAATACTAATAAAAACAGACATAACAAAAATAATATACATCTTGAAAAACATATAGAAACTATTATTCATCAAACAATGAAAAAAATAGTTCCAGGAATTCCAGGATTTAACCAACCATCTAATGAAGATGATGATGACGATGATGAACCATCAACACCATTTAAATTTCCTAAATTATTTGGTAAAGACAATACTGTAGATGTTTATACAACCCGTAATCATATTTATTTTAAAACAGATGTTACCAAAGAAACCATTGATAAACTTTCTACTGAAATAGATAGTTTAAATCATAAAATGAAAACGATGGAAACTAAATCTAATCTTGGCACGTTTAAACCAAAACCTATTTATTTACATATTACTACTAATGGTGGAGATTTATTGGCTGGTTTTTTTGGTTATGATAAAATTAAAAATTCTAGAATTCCAATTAATACTATTATTGAAGGTTGTGTTGCGAGTGCGGGTAGTTTATTATCTATGGCAGGACAAAATCGTTATATGACGGCAAATTCACACCTACTTATTCATCAATTGCGAACAGGAATGTTTGGCACTTATGAAGAATTAGTTGATGAAAAAAATAATTGCCATCAATTTATGTCTAAATTAGTGAGTATGTATCATACTAATTGTAATGGTAAAATGACTAAAACTAAAATTAAAGAATATTTAAAACATGATAGTTTCTGGAATACTAAAACTTCTATTACGAATGGTTTAGTTGATGCTGAATGGTCAGGAACAATTGAAGTGTAAACCTATAATTTAACATCTATATTAGAAACTCTATTTTCTATTTTTTCTATTATTTCATGTATTGCTTTTACATTAAAACTTAATTTTTTTGTTTGTTTATTATTATCTATATAAATATGATTTTTATTTTTTTTATCATTTTTATGATTTTTATTTTTTATATCATTCGCATTATTGTTTTCTATACAATCTTTTTCAATATCACTATTTTCCATTAAGTATTTTATATAAATACTATTTATATATAACCAATTACACCCATTTTTAATTAAATTTAATGTATTGAGTTGTTCTATAATACTACATATATTAGGATTATTTTTTTCTATATCATCTTCATAATCTAATATATCATCACTAATCTGAAAAATATATCCTAATATATTTCCAAATAAAGTTAAATAATTATAAATTAATTCATATTCTTCTTTATTAATATAATTTATTTTATTATCAAATAATTGTAATATATATCCTAAAGTTATAGATAATGTAAATAATGAACTTGTTTTCTTTAAATTTAAATCTATATTAACTTCAATATTATTTAAAATTTCTAATGTTGTAATTGTATTATTATTATTATTAACAATTAATTCTATTATAATATCTTTTTCTTGAAGAAATAAATCATTATTATTATTATTTTTATTATTATTATTTTTATTATTTTTATTTACAAATGTTTCTTTTAATAAACTAGTCTCTAGAGATATACTATTATTTAATTCCAAATCATCATATTGACCATCGATTAATAGATTTAAATTTTCTTGAAATAAATATTTAATATCATTAAAACAATGTATTAATAAACTTAAATACATATCATTATTAATGTGTAATGGCATACAATTATCAAGTAATAATCCAATAGTATTAAACATATAATAAAGAAAAAAATTAGTATATTCTGTTCCATATTTAATATGAAAAGAAGGCTTATCTCTACGCATTAAATCATTATCCATCTCTGGTAAATCATCTAAAACTAAACTAAGAGCATGTAATAATTCAACACATAATGCTACTGTATAAATAATGTCAGTATTTGTTTTAAGATTATAATTATTTATTTCATTATAATTTATTTCATTAGAAATAGTATTATCAACATTACTAAATATAAGACATAATATAGGTCTTAATCTTTTTCCATTTTGTAATACATATTTAACTCTATCTTGAATTTCTATTGGATAATTATAAATATGTTTTTTATAGATAAATTTTTCAATATTAATAAAATAATTATTCATTTTTAACTATTTTACTTTTTGTATTATTTTAATTTTTATAATATCTTTTAATTTCTTATTACTTTTTATTTATTATTTGTTTATTACTTTACATTTATTATTTAAATTAATTTAATTTATTATAATTATCTAATTTATAAAAAATATTTATCTAACATATTAATAATTAACATCTTTAATTAAATAATTAATTATTAAATTTTATACATTTTTAAAATATACTATTTAAAATGAATAATAATAATGAAGAAATCATTATGAATGCTAGAAATAATATGAATTCTATAAATAAAATTAATAAAAAAAAAGGTAATAACTCTAGCAATGGTAATAATAAAACTAAAAAAAATTATACAAATAATAATCGCAATAAAAAACTTACAAATATGAGAAATCAACAAACCAATACTAATAATTTAATGATGAATAAACCTGAAACTATGATGAATATGAATACACCTGATCCTATGATGAATAATCCTGAACCTATGATAAATCAACAAACCAATACTAATAATTTAATGATGAATAAACCTGAACCTATGGTGAATAATGAAGATATGAATAATAATAATAATAATATTACAAAAGTCGAAAGTTTAACTAATAATGAGAATAATAATAAAAAAAATAAAAATAAAAATATGAATATGAATATGAATAACACAAAACAAATTAAAAAAGAATTAAATGAAATTTGTATGAATTTATTAAATCATCAAATTGTAATGAAATTATTTCATTTTCAAACTACTACTTACGGAGCACATAAAGCAAGTGATGCTTATTTAGAAAAATTTTCTGGATTAATGGACCAATTTTTAGAAGTAGCACAAGGTATTTATGGTAAAGTATCTTTATCTAGATATGCTGTTTCAGGTAATACTCATAAGAATGAAACTATTAATACCCATTTAAATGGTATGATTTCTTATTTAAAAACTAAAATTAATACTATTTTATCTAATTATACTGAATTAATTAATCTTCGTGATGAATTACTCAGTGATTTAGAACAATTAAAATACTTACTTACATTTCAATAGATAAAAAGTTTTATTCCTATTTTTTTATTCATATTTTTTATATTTTTACTTCATATTTTTTATATTTATATATTATAATAATTAATATTTAGTATTTAATATAATATTTAATATAGTATTTAATTATCTTATAAAATGTTGTCATTAGTATTACTTATTATATTTCTAGTTATTGCATTTAGTATTGTAGCGTGGTTAGTTTTACTAAAAAAAGAGCATTAATTGCTTTCTTAATAGCATCAGGATGTAGTTTATTATTCGCTGGTATTTCACATATCTTTGTTCCTGGTATTGTTGCTGATAATATAGGCTGGAATGTTTATCCTGAATTTCAATATGAAATAGGTATTGCTAATATACTTATAGGTATTTTATTAATATTCTCATTTTATTTTGATAATCAATGGATTTTAGCAGGTATTGTTGCTTCTACTATTTGGGGTTGGGGTAATGCTTTAGGACATATTATATCTTATAAAAAAACAAAAAATAAAAAATCTGGTAATGTAGGATAGGCATTATATCTTGATATATTTTTACCATTAATAAGCATTATTTTATACTTAATTACATATGTTTATAATTTAATTATAAATTAAATTATAAATTAAATTGATGGATTTACTTTTAATCCCATTGTTTCTAATTCTTCTTTATATTGTTTTCTTTCTTTTTCATCATTATTAAAAATGTAATCTGGTGATTTATAATCAACATTTCCTTTCTCTATATCTTCACTTTGTTTTTTACAACATTTATTATTTAAGGATAATATACTACAATTATAACATTCAGGTTCTACTTTACCATACTTTGTAAAACCTATAGGAATAACTCCCATAGGCATTTCACACATTCCTGTTTCTTTATTACATTTACCTTTATTATTTGGATAATTTTTATTTGCATTATAAAATGGACAATCATTATCTATTTGACAAGGAGCATCCCATACCCCTTTTTGATTTATCTCTGGATGATATGATTTACAAAATATTGGATTATTATATTGTGGTAATTCATTACTAATACCATCTACTAAACCAAAACATTTATGATTTTTATACTGTTGGTCTTTTGCTATACTCATCATTTTTTCATCTATTTTTGCAGATACACTATTTTTATCTAATAATGTTGGATCCATATCTGTTCGTTCATAAGTATTAATAAACTTTGTATTTTGTCTTTGAAATAATTTACTATTTTCATCATTAGGTAATACATCAAATTCAGCATTATCACTAATCTGGTCTTTATAATAATAATTATCTTCTTTATATTTATTTAGTTCATTTAATTTTTCTTTTTCTAAATTATTTTTAGTAGTCTCTAGAGTAGTATCTAATTCTACTTTACTATTTTCGTGAAATTCTACTGTTTTTGGAACTGGAACACCTCTTAATTCTATTTTATTAAATACTAATTTATAATTAGTGTTAGAATTATTATTAATATTAGTATTATTAGTATTAATATTATTAATATTATTAGTATTTGTTTTTATTAAGTCAATATCATAATAAACAATAAACTGTTGATACTTATATTCTCTTGCTAATGTTAATGTAAATATATAGTTTGTTCTGGATACATCTTTTATTTCAGAAGATATTAAATTTGAATTTATTATTTTAAAAAAATGGTATGGATGGTATTCAACATAATAATTTAAATTAAGTATTAAAATATTAAATGCTGTTATTATTTCTAATTTTAATCTAGTAAATAAGTCTAAATCTACTTTATTTATTTCACCTGAATTTTTATTTATTAATGTTTCACTCTTTTTTACTTTAGGTGTTGTATTATCTTTAGGTTTTATTGTATCTTTAGTTATTGTATTAAAATCAAACTTATAATTTTGTTCTTTTTGTTGTTTTAAAACATTATACATTTGATACATATCTAATTCATCAGTCATAGAAAACTTTTTTAAGGTGCGATTTTGTCTTAATATATTACTATCTATTTCTGCTAATTCATTACTATTTAATTGATTTGCTGGTAAGGCAATTTGTTTTTTTATTTCTATTGGTTTTGTATCATCATTTGATGGTGATTTGTATAATTCATTATTTGAGATTGTTGTGTTTGGAATTGTTGTTGAATTTATAAATGATTCTTTTTTATATATATATGTAGTTAAGAATAATAATAATAATACTATTATTACTATTATTATATATGTGTATAGTGTATTCATTTTTATTACTATTATTATACTATATAATAATATGATAAAAAATATAGTATAATAGAATTAAAAAATAAAACATTTAAAATTATAAAATAAAAACTTTAAATTTAAAAAAACGGAAAATTTCATAAAATCTTCAAAAATTGATTTTTTTATTTTTTAATATGAAAAAGTGTAATTAATATATATATATTGTTGTTATTGTATAGGTGTTATGTTATCTTTGATATATTCTTTCTGCTCCAACTCACATCTATTTGTGGGTTTCAATAGGTTGAGTTTATCTCAACTGATAACATCATTGTTCTTGTGTTTCAAGTTCAACTGAGTTGACTGTGCGTTGCTAATGTATGTTCTGGTGTAAACCAAACAAACATTTACAAACCATCCAGCAATAACAGAACTCAATGAATTACACTAAAGAATAATAAAATATACCAAAAAAAATACCATACAATTAAAGCAAATAAATATATTAAATAACAAAGCACCTACTGTGCACCAACATTAAAGCACTACATGTGCAATCAACATTTTTTTTATTCATCAACAACCTGACTATAATAATCTTGGTCTCCTACATCATCTTCTTGTGATATAACAACATGTTGTTCTAATTCATCTCTTGTTGTATCTCTCGTATCTATATAATCAAACTCATTACTATCACTAGGTTCAAATTCATTATTTATTTCATAACTATCATTTGTTTCTAATAATGCTTCTTCATTTTGGTCTTGTTCTGTCATTTCATCAACAATGGTTGATAAATTTTTATAATCAATGGTTTTAGTTATTTTCATTTGTGCCATTAACATTGCTCTTTTATATTCATTACCTTCTTCACTTAATTTTTTAAATGTATTTAATGTTCTTTCAATCTTTTTCTGATTATATTGAGTTATTTCTTTTTTTATTTTATCATCGGTTAAACTATCATATAATTTTTGATTACTATGAATATAATCTAGATAAGAAAGTATGAATTCATTTACTATTTTTATATTATTACTTTTTTTAATTTCAAAGTTTTCTATAAAATTTACATTATTATCTTCTTCAGTATCATATAATAGTTCATCTTCTAATCCTAAATTTAATTCTTTATTTAATTCTAGCATATCACGACTTGGTTCTTCATCAAGTTTAAATTCATAATCTATTATTTCACTTTCTTTTTTACCAATATTATTTTTATTTAATATAGTATATAAATTAGATAATGAGATTACATTAATATAATGTAAAAGTGTGCTTACAAACTCTGGAAAAAGAAGTTTATATTTTTCTTTACTTTTAATATCTTTTACAAAATTATATAATTCTCTCGTTGTTTCACTTAATAACGAAAATAATGTTTCTTTTTCACCATAATTTATAAAAGAACGATATTCTAAACGTATTTTATCTTTATGTATTGGATTTGATAATTTACCATATTTTATTTGGTTCATAACATCATTTAAGAATTTAATACTAAATTGTAAATATTCTTCCTTTTTTCTATTTCTAAATAAATTACTATTATAATTAACATCATTATCATTATCATCATCATTACCATTAGAATTACCATTACCATAAGCATTATGGTTTAATTTATAATCTTCATATAATTGTTTAAAATCACCTAAATTTGTTAAAATTGTTTTATATTTTATATAATTTTTTTCAGTTGATGTTATTTTCTTTACTATATCATCAATTTCATTATCAATACTATTTGTTAAATTTGTAATTTGTTTATATACATCAAACATAGATTGTTTTGATTGTTGTTTCTTTTTTTGTGTTTGTTGTTCTTGGTCTATCGTAAATATATCATCTTCATTTTCTTCTATTTTATTAACAAAATCTTTTAAGTAATCTAATATAGATAATTTAGGCATTTTTTTAATAATGTCTTTAATCTTATTTTTTTCTATTTGTTGGTATTCTACATTTTTATCTAACTCTAAATTTATATCTAGAGAACATTTACTAGATAAAGATTGTTGTTCATCATTATTAAAATTATCTATTAAACCATCGTCATAGTTATAATGAATACAAGTTTCATTTTCTAATTTATTTTCTAAATCTCTAAATTTAAATGTATTTCCATAGTAAATTGCTTCTTTTATTCTATTATAATCCGAATGTATATTATAAGTTTCTTTTTCAATATCAACTTTTTTAACATTAGATAAAATACAACGATCATATTTATCATAAATATGTTCTTTACCTTTATAAATACCTTTTTCAATATATTTTTTATACATCTCTTTAACATCATCATTTTCAATTGTTTCATAATTAACTTTAATACGTGCTTCTGATGGTTTATATAAAGGTTCAAATACTATATTTGTTTTTTCAACAGTTAAAATAGATTTTATTTTACTTAAAATAGTTGTTACTTCACTGAATAAATTAATGGTTTTAGGTATTTCACTATTTTTTTTATTAAAGTAATTCATATAATCAAATTTAGTATCATTCTTATATTCTTCAGGACAACAATTATTTAATAACATAGAATAATTTGATTTTGTTGAATTATCAATAACAGTATTTATTTTATTGATTACATTAAGAGCATAATAAATTTTATTTTCATTACCTACATTTATCATTTTATCAATATTCGCATAGGATACTTCTTTTAAATTAGCACTATTTAATAATTTAACTGGATGCCATGTAATATCATTATATTCTAAACGAGGCTTAAATTCTCTCCATCTATTACTATAATAGTTTTCAAAATCATTTATAGTATTTATTGTATTAGATTTCTCATTTAATGCTGTAATTAATTTATTTTTTACTAAATTATCATTTTCAACTTGTTTTTTAATTCTTTCTATTAATTTAAATTCAGTAATAGTTGTATTATTATCACCTAATGAATAATACGCAGGAACCTCTATCATTTTTGCCAAAATATACATTATAAATTCAACACCATCTTTTTCATTATAATCATTAATTAATGGATATCCTATACTATTATAATTTAATGGCAATCTATAATTAATTTTACTTGTTTGTAAAATTATTAAAAATCGGGCACCTATATCAGCAATCATATGATTAAGTTCTTGATTATTAATTAATTTACTTAATAATTCAGGGCGTTTTAATATTTCAGGTGTTTTTGTTCTATAAAAATCTAAAAATCTATCTTTTGTTTCAAATGTAAAAGATTTTAAGAAATTTAGCATTTCTACCTCATCATCAATACTAAATGAATTATTAAGATGTTCTATATTCGCTATTTCTTTTATTGTTTTGTAAATATGAATACGTTTTTTCATTATTTCTTTTTCAAGTTCATTACCAATAATTAAATTATTTATCATCTTTTCAATATATTCTTTTTGTTTTTTTATAATAGGTATTGCTTCTGTAAGTTCTCTTGTTTTTATTACACCTCCATCTTCACCTTTATAAAAATCTTCAAACTCTTCAACATCAGTTGTTTTGATTTCAACACCACATACATTACAAATAAAAGCACCATCAATTTCTGTTCCATAAATATCAGCAATTCTATCAAAATCTATTTTATTGTAGGGTTTTATTATTTCATTATTATCATATTGATTATCCATTTCATTTTTAGATTTATTAATTAAATAACTGATTGCTAATTTATGATGATTACATAATAAGTGTTGGTCGCATACTTTACAATACGTCCAATTTTTATTATTGTCTTTTGTATTATAATTATTATAATCTACATTTGTATTATTTGTATTGTTTGTATTATTGGTATTGTCATTAATTTCACTAGAATTATTATAATTATATTCTGTATTTTCAAAATGTTCTAAAATTACATTAGCAGCAATATATTTATCATAATTTGACTCTATTTGATTAAATTTATTTGTTAATTTAAAATGAATACAAAGTTTAGTTGTTTCTAGAGTTTCTTTAATTTTATCTTCTTCTAATTTAAGTTGTTCTTCTTTATTTTTTATTGATAGTTTTTCAGTATTTACTTTATTAATAAGATTTAATCGTAAATTAACCATTTCTTTATTTACATTAGCAATTATTATAGGTATATTTTTTACATAATCTAATTCTTTTTGTAACTCATTAATTTGTAATTCTACTTTAGTTTGTTCTTCATTCATATTATTTATATCTTCTTCTATATAATCTTTTTCAATACATTTTAAACTATCTAAATCTAAATCATATAAACTCTCATCTTGTAAATTTAGTTCTGGATTTTCTATACAATTATTTCTTTTATCTTGGATTAATTTATAAAGAGTAGATAAATCTTCCATAATCCACATTTCATTATTTCCTATTAATGTTCTTTTATACAATTTTCTAGTATTATCTTCTTTTAACAAAGCATAATCACCTACTAATATAGCATTACCATCACTATCTGTAGCATCTTTATCATTATCTTTCTCCAATCTTTCTTTATTAGGGTATTGTATAATCGATGGTTGTGTTTTTTTAAATCCTGGTTGATTAAGACTAGGTTTTTGAGGGTGATTGGGTTGATTTATAGAAGCATTTGTCATTATCATTGTATGTTTTTCTTTAATTAGTGCTAATTCTGTTTCTAAATTTTCAACATTATGGGTTTCTTGATATATTTTTAAATAATTTATTAAAATTGTATTTAATAAAAATTTTCCATTATCA